TGCATTTTGCAATCATTCTGGAGTGTTCCACGTGGAACATTCCTCCCATTGTGTGAAACTCTGGAGCTATATAAAGGTGTTACGTATACTGAGGATTCTTACCAAAAGTCGATGGAGGGGGTTGGGGTGGGTCTGTATACTATGCATTGCAACAATATAATTTCTCAATAAAATTATGAGTATTACTCAAGTGAGTAATGAACTTACTTCGGGAGTAGGTGTCTGGAGAGTAGACAATGTTGTCTGGTTTAAGGAAATAAACAGATGAGTAAGAGAATGAGTAAGATGGATTTGCACAGTATTCGGGAGATGGCTAAAGAAGGGATGAGTCAGAAAGACATTGCTTATGTCATGGAGTGTTCTCCAAGTACGATTAGTTTAATATTGAATGGGAAGAGAGGGGAGGAGATAGATAGATTGGCAGATAGGACAGAGTATTTCCTCGGGGGAATCTCCTCTGGGAATTATGAGAACGGGGAAGAAATGATTGAATTCTCTGACCCAACTAGTGAAACTGTAGAGTTTGAGCAAGAAATGGAATTATTTTTAAAAGAATTAGAGAATAATGCCAAATAATTGACAAATCTACACACTACTATATAGGGAAGATATTTTCTATTAAATAGATAGTGCAGGGAGACATGCTCTCCCTCACTATAAACATATTGAATAAACATTTGTTAAGGTGTGCTAATAGAGAGGGGCACACGTACAACCTTCAAGTCAAAGAGGGTTGTGTAGCTACCCAAGTGAAGCCGTAAGGTGGAGAGCTTGCCCACTAACGTGGAATGGTTATTGACTAGGTAGTGAGGATAAAACAGGTATGGGGTGTGCTATGTCGGCGTTAGCTGTCAACCTACAAGATTGGGGTCCTTAAGACTCACCTGATGAAGCCTTAACAGAGAAGATAGACTATGAAGAATGTTACTACTCCACTAGGGGTGTCGTAGCAAGAGAAGAACATATACTTATATAAGATAGTATATCCCTTCCCTCTCTAATGAAAGAGTGGACGCAGATAAAACAAGCATCCTAGTACCTGACTATAAATTATTAGCAATACCTACGCGAGAAGATTATGAAGACATTAAAAGGTGATAAAGCATTAGTAGCCAGCCTACGTAGACAATCTGGGTTGGGTGTATCTCTGGCAACAGATGCTAGTGAGAAAGCTGTACGTCAAAGACGTGTAGATGCTGAGTTTAAAAAGCGTAAGAAGAAGGCAGCTAAGAAGAAAGCCACTAAACGTAGAGCTGGGCAAAAAGCACGAGTACAAGCCAAGATACAGAAGAAGGGTAAATAAAAGTAGATGGCTAAGCTTACAACAAATGATATCACTGGCGGTTTTGGTGATGTCACGTCTATTAATAATAATAACACCCTCATCGAGACAGCTGTAGAGAATACGCTGTCACGAGATGGCTCCACCCCTAATAGTATGGAAGCTGCTTTTGATTTAGACAGCAATGATATATTAAATGGTGGTACTATTAATGCGCAGACAGTTGTAGCTAATGGCCAATCTTTAGTCCCTTCTAGTGTTGTGGCTATTGATACAGCAAGTAGTGTCCCTAATGTCGCAGCTGGCGACATAGTGGCTACAGATGTTCAGGCTGCGATTAACGAGCTTGACACAGAGAAAGTAGGGATTGCTGGTGTTGAGACAGTTACAGGAGATAAGACATTCTCAGGAGACAGTACGTTCTCAGGAGATACAACATTCTCAGGGGATGTGGCTAACACAGCATCTGTTATAGATGCACCACTAGCAACTGTAGCATCGGCAGGTGTTATGACACTGCCTACAGGGAACACGTTCAGTGTTACTGGGTCTTCCACAATTTCATTAATGTCTTCTAAAGGTGAGGGTGCTTATATAACACTCATCTTCACAGCCACTGCTGCAATTAACAATTCAACATCTAACGTACTTCCGGGAGGAGTTAACTTCACAGCTGCTGCTGGGGATGTTATGGTGTTATTCCAACATGGGACAGTTGGAGAGTATGGTCAATGGACTACAGTGTCTGTTACAAGAAACACAACCCCTTCTAGAGGATGTCGCGTATACCTCTCTCAGATAAATACTTCTATTACTTCAGCATCTCATTATGATGTAGACTTTGATAGTGAAGTATATGATACAGATAGCATACACGATACAGTAACAAACAACACGCGCCTCACTGTACCCACTGGGGTAACTAAAGTGAGGCTTACAGCTAATGTACATATGCAGCTCAGTGCAACAGCAACTAAGTTTCTTGAGGTAACTATAACTAAAAATGGCTCATCTGCATTTAATATGGCGAGAGCTGTTGCGCTTATGCCTGATGTCAGTAATGGTACTGGTCTTTGTATTACCACTGGTATCCTAACCGCAGTAGCCACTGATTATTATGAAATAACAGTATGGCATAATGAAGGGTCTGCTTTAAATCTCCTTGGTGGTGATGTGTACAGCAGTTGGTTTGAATTGGAAATTATTGAATAATGGCTAAGTTGGTAACGAATGATGTGACAGGTGGGTTTGCTGGAGTGACAGCAATCAATGATAATAATACATTGATTGAAACAGCTATGGAGAACACCCTCTCATTAGATGGCACTACCCCCAACTCTATGTCAGCTGATTTAGACTTAGATAGTAACAACCTCATCAATGCCAATAGTGTCCAAGTAAATGGCCAATCACTAGTACCCAGTAGTGTGGTAGCCATAGACACAGCAGCTTCAGTACCTAATGTAGCTGCTGGTGGTATAGCAGCTACAGATGTACAAGCAGCCTTGAATGAACTTGATGGAGATAAAGCTAACGTAATTGCCACTCCTGTTGTGGGGGATTTAATTGTACAAGCCTCTGGTGGTGAGATGTCTCCAGCAGGGTATGCACTAACAAATGTTAACGCAGATGTTACAGCATCAGATGAAGAGTTGAATTATAGTGTTGGTGTTACGTCAGCTATCCAAACGCAACTGGATGCGAAAGAACCTACATTCAGCTACAGGGGTTGTCTGGTTTATTTAGACTCTAACCAATCACTGTCAACAGGCACACCAGCAAATATTGCATTTGACCAAGAGGATTATGATACAGACACGATACACGACAACGCTACTAATAATACTAGACTAACTGTACCAAGTGGGGTTACGAAAGTTAGAATCTCTTACAATGTACAATTTGCGTCAAACTCAACAGGGTACAGAAATATTGTTGTGTACAGAAGTAGTACTGATGCATTCATTGGGAATACTACAGTATCTGTTGAGGCTGTTACAGGTGATGTAACTATTATTAATGCACAAACACCTGTACTTACTGTTAGCTCTGGTGTTTATTTTGAGATAGCTGGTTTACAAGATTCAGGGGGCGCACTAAATGTTATTGGTAATATTATCGGAAGTGCTACATGGTTCAGTATGGAAATAATTGAATGAAATATATAGTCCTCTTATTATTAGCCTTCCCAGCTCATGCTGACGTTTATATGGATATAGCAGCTGAGGTGCATAATAAAGCATACGACTCATTTAGGCAACATGGTAGTGCCCCTATCAAAAACTTCATTGGTATGGTTGAAGTTGGGTATGAGTTTGACAAGAACAAGTCTATCTTTATTCGTCACATGTCTTCTGTTGAACAAGCAGATACAGGATTGAACACCATTGGTATTAAATTCAGGATATGGTAATGTTTGAACGCGAACAACTCATTGACCACATTGGAGCTTACAGGACGCAGAGCTTATTCTTTGAGACTAATAAATCTAAACTAACACCAATCTTAACGCTCAAGCGTTATGACTTGGAGTATAAGGGGGTGATTCTGACATCTCTCCATAGGGTTTATATGGAGCTAGCAGACCCAACGGAGTATGCAGTAGCAATGGAAGTGTTTGGCTCATGGAAACAATGGGAGAAGATTATTAATAATAAACTCCTCCTATCTATTATACAGGAGTGGCGTGATGAACTTGAAGTTAAACTCAAGAGTGATGCAATACGCGCCTTGGCAAAGACAGCTATCAACGAAGGCAGTAAGGGAACGGCAGCAGCCAAGTACCTTGCCGAAAGGGGATGGGAGAAGAGAAAGGCAGGAGCACCAACAAAAGCGGAAGTTAAACGTGAGATGAAGGTTGCTACACAAGTATCAGATGAAGTTACTGATATGTTAAAGAATATGGACTTGCATTGAAAGAACTTGATTTAATCAGAGAGAGTGCTGAGGGAGATTTAATTCAATTCATTAAACTTGTTGCCCCTCACCGTGTCCTTGGGGACATACATAAGCAAGTTTGTTCATGGTGGACAAGAGAGGATGCTGGGGACCACCAGCTATTATTAATGCCTCGTGACCATCAGAAGAGTGCTATGGTGGCATATAGAGTGGCATGGGAGATTACACGCAACCCATCTACCACTATATTGTATATATCAGCAACTAGTACATTAGCTGAGAAGCAGCTTAAGTTTATTAAAGATATATTTGAGACTAAGCGTTATGGCCAAGTATGGCCTAACATGATACATAAGCAAGAAGGTAAACGTGAGAAGTGGACTACTAGTGAGATAGCTGTAGACCATCCACAACGTAAAGAGGATGGTGTACGTGACTCGACTGTTTTTACGGCTGGTCTTACTACTTCTATTACTGGCCTTCATTTTGAGATTGCTGTACTGGATGATGTTGTTGTTAAAGAGAATGCTTATACGGAAGATGGTAGAGGGAAAGTAGCTGGTCAATACAGCTTGCTATCATCTATTGAATCTACTGGTACAGATGAGCACGCTACAGGCGCACAAGAGTGGGTTGTTGGCACACGCTACCACCCTAAAGACTTATACAACTCCCTCATCACTATGGAACATAGTGTGTATGATAAGATGGGAGAGGAGATTGAATCTCTCCCAGTTTATGAAGTAGTGCAACATGAAGTAGAAGATAGAGGTGATGGAACTGGTGAGTTCTTATGGCCTCGTCAGATGAACGCTAAGAACAAATGGTTTGGCTTTGATATTAACATCCTAGCTAAGAAGAGAGCTAAGTATTTAGATAAGACACAATATAGAGCTCAGTATTATAACAACCCAAATGACCCAGATAATGCTCCAATATCTGCTAGTAAGTTTCAATTCTATGATAAGAAGTTCTTAGTAGATGAAGGTGGGTTGTGGTTTTATAAAGAACAAAGGTTGAGTGTGTTTGCTGCGATTGATTTCGCTTTCTCATTAAGAAAGAAAGCGGATTATACAGCAGTGGTAGTTATCGGTGTTAACAGTGATGGCGATACTTACATACTAGATATTGATAGATTTAAAACAGATAGAATATCTGTGTACTTTGAACATCTCCTTGCTATGTATTACAAGTGGGGATTTAAGAAAATGAGAGCTGAGATAACAGTAGCACAACAAGCTATTGTTAGAGAGCTTAAAGAAAGTTATATTAAGAAACAAGGTTTGCCGCTGAAGATTGACGAGTATCGTCCTTCTAGGCACGAGGGGACTAAGGAGGAGCGCATTGCTGCCATCCTAGAACCGCGCTATGACAATCTTGCTATGTGGCACTATAAAGGTGGTAACTGCTCCCTTCTAGAAGAAGAGTTAACAATGGCACACCCACCTCATGACGACATCAAAGATGCGTTAGCAGCTGCAATAGATATAGCGGTTCCCCCTCGTTTTTCTAATAACAGAGTTAAGAAGCAAGACAATATTGTATATTCCAACCGCTTCGGCGGTGTGGCATTCAGGTAGATAGGTAAAGTATGGTTGCTAAGGTAGAAGAGTTCGATGGTATATTAGATAGTCATAACATGGCTACAGCTATTGTCAATAGATATAGTATGTATTCTGACCAGCGACAAACTAAGATATCAGAAACAAAAGAGTTGCGTAATTACATATTCGCAACAGATACGTCAACAACAACTAACTCTCACCTACCTTGGAAGAATAGTACAACTATCCCTAAGATATGTCAAATTAGAGATAACTTACACGCCAATTATATGAGTGCTTTATTCCCTAATGATAATTGGTTTAAGTGGGAAGCGTATACAGAAGAAGCAGCAACTAAGGATACAGCAGTTGCTATCCAAGCTTATATGTCTAATAAAATTAGAGAGGGTGGTTTCCAAGAGACTGTCTCTCGTATGTTGTATGACTACATTGATTATGGCAATGTCTTTGCAGATGTTGAGTATGTTAATGAAAGTAAAACTCTACCAGACACAGAAGAAGTGATAGCTGGTTATGTTGGTCCTAAAGCAATACGTGTGTCACCATATGACATTGTATTCAATCCAGCAGCAGCAGACTTCTCATCTACCACTAAGTATGTACGTTATGTAAAATCTATTGGCGAGTTGAAAGAAGAGATAGATAGTAGACCAGAACTTGGGTATAACAAAACAATTATAGATGATATTATTGATGTGCGTAAACGACTAAGCACATATGAGAAAGCAGATTGGGATAAGGCTGAAGGGTATGTAGCTGATGGCTTTGGCTCATTACAAGAATACTATGGCTCTGGGCTAGTTGAGATTATAGAAGCGACAGGTGACTTCCATGACCAAGAAACTGGTGAGTTATTTAAAGACCATATCATTACTATTATTGACCGCACCAAAGTGGCACGCTCTGTGCCAAACTCTCGTTGGTTGGGGGGTAGTAGTGTTGTTCACGCTGGTTGGCGTTTACGCCCTGATAACCTCTACGCTATGGGCCCTCTTGATAATCTCGTTGGTATGCAGTATCGTATAGACCATCTAGAGAACTTGAAAGCGGATGTGTTTGATTTGATTGCTCACCCACCTCTCGTAATACGGGGTGACGTTGATGATTTCACATGGGGCCCCTTTGCTGAGATTAATGTTGGCGAAGATGGTAGTGTGGACATGCTGAAGCTTGATGCTACAGCATTGAATGCAGACCTTCAGATTGATGCATTAATGCAGAAGATGGAGGAGATGGCAGGTGCACCTAAAGAAGCTATGGGGATAAGAAGTCCCGGAGAGAAGACTGCCTTTGAAGTACAGCAGTTGCAGAATGCAGCAGGTAAGATATTCCAACAGAAGATTACATACTTCGAGCAACAGATTATAGAACCTCTATTAAATAATATGTTAGAGAGTGCTAGACGTAACATGGCGGTAGCAGATGTCGTTCGTGTTATGGATGATGATATTGGTGTTGTAGAGTTTATGAATGTCTCTAAAGAAGATATTACAGCTAAAGGTAAGCTACGACCTATTGGCGCACGTCACTTCGCAGCACAAGCTCAGCTAATCCAGAACTTGAATGGAGTGTTCTCATCCCCTATTGGGCAGATGATAGCCCCTCACACGTCTTCTAAGAAGCTCTCAGCTATGGTTGAGGATGTCTTAGGGTTGGAGAAGTTTGACCTCTTCTCTGATAACGTAGGTGTTACAGAACAAGCTGAGACACAAAGACTAATGAATGCTGCTCAAGAGCAGGTGGAAGTGGAAGCACAAACACCAGCTGAAGATGAGGAGATAGAAGAGGAAGGACCAGTTGCCTAGTTCACCTAATTATAAAAGAGACTATACTCAGGAGCGTAAGACTGAGACTAAAGCTCGTAAGAAGAAGAGGGCTAGTAGGAATAAAGCTAGAGCCAAGATGATTAAAGCTGGGAAAGCTAAAGTTGGTGATAAAAAAGATGTCATTCATAAGGATGGTAACGCTAACAATAACAAGAAAAGTAATCTAGGTGTTCAAAAACCAAGTAAGAATAGGTCCTATGCCCGCACTAAAACGGCAAGAAAGAAGAATAAGGGAGACTAGCTGCACGAAGTGCGGTGAGGACTCTTGGATACCTAATGGTATAGGGTATTGGAGATGTGCGCCATGTCAAGTGACACAACGTCAAGTGCGCTACAAGAAGAATAAAGAAACTTTAGATGCTAAGAGCAGGGAATGGGCATTAGCAAATCCAGACAAGATTAAAGAGATAAAAGCTAGAGATAGAAATGCTAATAAGAATCGTAATAAGCTAGCACAAGCCAGATGGTATCTCAATAATCCCGGAAAAGCTGCATCGTATTGTGCCTATAGAAGAGCAAATAAGAAGCTAGCTACTCCTAGATGGTTTGATAAAGAAGAAGTACAATATATTTATAAGTTAGCTAAAGAGAAAGGACTTGTAGTAGACCACATAGTGCCACTAACATCTAAATATGTTTGCGGCTTGCACGTACAAGATAATTTAAGGTGTATAACATCAGAGTTAAACACACATAAAAGTAATACGTATTGGAGCGATATGTAAATGAAGAAGATATGGACAACACATTGTAAGGATGCAAAAGAGAAGGAAGAATGGCTTGAGCGTCTAGCCTACTCACAAGATGTATTTAAAGTACTGAAAGGTATTTTAGAGAAGAAGTATGAAAAAGCATGTAGCGATAGACGTGGTGTTGTTAGCTACATGACACAGAATTGGACAGCTTACCAAGCTGATAAGAATGCCACAGAACGTACACTACTAGAACTTATAGAACTACTACCAACATTGGAGAAATAAATGCCTGACCAAAGCACACCGTTCACGGAAGAAACACCAGCAGCTGCTCCAGCAGCAAGCGGAGCAGTAGACAACACTGTTCAACAACCCACACCAGCATTCCAATTACCAGACTCGGTGATAGATATGGTAGGTGAAGGTAAGAAGTACTCAGATGTAAACGCAGCACTAAATGCTTTAGCTCCGTCACAGGAGCACATCACACGTATTGAAGCTGAGAATGCTTTGCTACGTGAACAAGCAACAGCCTCGCGTAATACAGAAGAAGTGCTAGCGGATATTCAGAAAGCAGCCGCACAACCACAAGAACCCCTTGCTACCCCTGCACCACAGGTGAGTAATGAGGATATTGCTCAAATGGTTGACCAACGCTTACAAGCAACAGAAGCTAATAAAATTGCAGCATTAAACTCTAAGTCTGTCGTAGACAAGATGACAGCTCATTATGGTGATGCAACTAAAGCAGATGAAGCTTATCAAAGTAAGGTGGCAGAACTAGGCATGTCAATAAAGAGTATGAACGAGCTTATCGCTTCATCTCCTAAAGCAGCTCTAAAGATGTTTGACCTTACACCCGAAGTCTCTGCTCCACAGAAGATACACTCTACTGTGAACACAGAGGCATTAAACAATCAAGCACCACACGCCCAACCAGTTGGTAGTGTGATGTCAGGTAGTACGAGTAAGCAACAAGCAGCAGCTTGGGCAGCTCACGCACCTAAAGAATAATTGGAGAATTTAAATGCAAAATCGCACTAACTCTACTCCGTTTATTGAAGCAGAACAGTATAGTAACTTTATCCTGTCTAACTTACATGATGGAATGCTTCCAGAAAGCTTTTTCCGTAATGTATCTGACTTCCCTAACGGCAGTACTTTAAATATCAAAGTTGTTGGTTCAGCAACAATCCGTGACCAAGAAGAAGACTCGCCGATTCAGTATGACCCAATCGACACTAGCACAGTTACACTAACTATCACTGATTACATTGGTGATGCTTGGTATATCAATGATGTGCTACGTCAAGATGGTAGTCAAATTGAAGCACTACATGCCCAACGTGGTATTGAGTCTACTCGTGCTATCCAAGAACACTTCGAGAGTCGTTTCTTACAAGCATGTAATGATGCACAGACTGCTGATAATGGTAACACTGTTAACTCTATCGTCCATCGTTTTGTTGGTAATGGTACTTCACGTATCATTGAGTTGGCTGATATTGCTCATATGAAACTTGCTTTTGATAAAGCTAATGTTTCAGCTGGTGGCCGTATTGCTATCGTTGACCCTGTTGTTGAAGCAACTTTAAACACTCTCACCAACTTAGTGAATGTTTCTAACAATCCTATGTTTGAGGGTATTATCAACGAAGGTTTTGCTCGTGACCATAAGTTTGTTCGTAACATCTTTGGTTTTGACATCTACACTTCTAATCGTTTAGATACTGTAGCTGCTGAAACTGCACTAACTGACCGTCTTGGTAACACTACTGCTTCTGTAGCAGGTGATGTAGCTAACGTGTTTATGTCAGTGTTGGATGACTCTACTAAACCTATCATGGGTGCTTGGAGACAAATGCCAGCTGTTGAAGGTGAACGCAACAAGGATTTAGCTCGTGATGAATACGTAACTCGTGCTCGTTTCGGGTTGGGTGCTCAGCGTACTGAGTCACTTGGCGTTCTTATCACTAACCCAACTGTATACTAAGGAGATATATTATGTCTAGTATTGAAGTACATAATGGTGTACGTAATTGGTATGGTAGTCGTGGCGTAGAGGATGTTTTCGGTGGAGAAATCAAAACAACTGGCAAGATTCGTCAGTTTGAATATGATTTCAACTATGATGACTACCCTACTGCATCGACTGATGGTTCTATGAACCTAATCATTCCAGCATATAGCGTGATTGTATCATGCCGACTCTACACAACTGTAGATTTCGCAACTGGTACTGCTTTGGAAGTTGGTCTTGAACAGGCTGATGGTACAGAGATTGATTCTAATGGTTTAGTTACCGCAACTGAGGGTGCTTTAGCAAACCTCGACCTTGGTAAATGGGTTATTGGAAATGGAGCTCTTATCGGAGCTACTACTGGTGCTGCTGATGGGCAGCTAATGGTTGTAGGCACAGGTACTACCATGACTGCGGGTAGTGCTCGCATCGTGTTAGAATTTATGCATGATAAAGCTGTATAAGTAACATATATTAGCAACCCTTAACGGGGTTGCTTTTATTTAATTAAGGAATAATATTATGGCTGTAGAGCATAATGCGATAACTGACCCAGAGATACACGAACCTATTGGTGTAGCAGCTGCTACTTCTGGTAAAGCTTACGTGTCTGATGGTGTTGGCTCAGGGGCATGGACAACTATACCTGTATCACAAGCAGCTTGCTTGCAGATTACAAGTGCTACAGATACAACAGGAATAACAACAGCTTTTCAAGCAATCAATGATGCCACATTAGGTGGAACCATTTCGTTTACAGAAAATCAGAATTTAGGTATGACCACAGATACAACTAATGGTTATATTCAAGTACCAGACACTGGTGTATATAAGATTATATACACAGGTAATATAGAACCAGCTACTAATGGTAGTGTCTTCGTATTCACTTTCGGAGTGGATAGTGGCTCAGGCATAGTAACAAAAGAAGCATTCGTGAATTGTATAGTACAAACATCAGGTACTACAGATACATTCATTATAGCTTTCAACTGCCTCCCATCATTACTAGCAGATGATAAAGTTTATATTGTAGTGAAAGAAACTTCAGCTGGTGAGGAGTTTGAGTTGGTGGCTAGTAACTTCACAATGGAGAGAGTAGGTTAATGCCAAAGCTCACGTTACTGGAAATGACCCAGAAGATACTATCCTCTATGGATAGTGATGAAGTGAATAGTATTACAGATACCACTGAGTCGTTACAGGTGGTGGATTTGTTAGAAACTACTTACTATGAAATCCTAGACCTACGTGATAGGTGGGACCACTTAGGTGGGCTTGGGGTGTTAACAGCTTCTGGTGACGCTGACAAACCTACACACATGACACTCCCAAGTAATATCAATAATGTTGAGTGGGTTAAATATAATAAGATAACAGATGCAGCTGATGATGATACCTATACAGATATAGAGTATAAATGCCCTAAAGACTTTATGGCTCTATTAGCTTCACGTACTAGTTCAGATAGTGACATTAAGCAAGTGGTAGATGATAGTGGTGTTATACTATTAATACGTACAGACCAAAACCCACAATACTACACATCATTCGATGACCAAGTATTAGTGTTCGATAGTTACTATCTAGCATTAGATACTACAATGCAGGGTAGTAAGACACAATACTATGGGTATACATACCCAGTGTTTACTATATCAGATGGGTTCATCCCAAACCTACCTGCTAAAGTATTTAGTTATTATTTAGCTGAAGCTACTAGCGTATGTTTCAATAACATTAAGCAGCAAGCTAATGCTAAAGAAGAACAGAAGTCTCGTAGACAACGCTATCAAATTAGTAGAGAGAAACGAGTTAATCAAGGTGGCGGTATTCGCTATCCAAACTATGGAAGGAAGCAATAATGGCTACAAAGAAGGAACTAGAAGTGTACAATGAGTATAACGAGCATCTATGTCGTTTACGTTTCATTGGTGGTGGGCAACTACCTGCTGCATTAGAGGGTAGATATACATCTACTAAAGAAGCTGAGAAGATGCGTGATTTATATTATGCAGGTAAACTACCTAAGCGTCCACTAGGCATACGCCCTGTCGCAGAAGTAGAGGCAGAGAAGACTAAGTAAATGGCAGCTAACACGAAAGAATATAATACCTTTGTTAAAGGTATCATCACAGAAGCATCTCCCTTAACATTCCCAGAGAATGCTTCTATTGATGAAGAGAACTTTATCCTTCGTAGAGATGGTAGTAGACAGCGCAGATTGGGAATGGACTATGAGGAAGGGGCAACACAATCAGCTAACATTGCTTCCTCTACGTTTGAGGATTTAGCTGTGTATACAGCAGAGTGGCGTAATGCAGATAATAGTGCATTGAATAACTTTGCTGTTGTACAGATGGGAACAATCATATATTTCTATGACCTATCTTCTACACCACTAAGTGGTAGCTTAAAAGCATTTACAATAGATTTAACAGCCTATAAGACTGCCTATGCTTCTAATATTGGAAGTAAACAATTATCAACTACAGTTGGTAAGGGTAACTTATATGTAGTAGGCCAAGA